ACCGCCCACATTAACAAAGTTAGTACCGTCCCAAGCAATGATTGCTCGTGTGCCTGCTGCTACAGTAACACCTGTGCCGGTCACACCCTGAACAATAATTGACTGGGTGCTAGACGTTTTGTTGATAACAACGTAAGTCTTAGACTGTGCTGGAACCGTGATGGTTCGCGTAGCTGTACCGCCCGCTGTCCATAGAAGAACTGCGTACTGTGAGCTATTAGCCGTCAGACCCGTAGAGGCGTATGTGCCTGTAGTTAGGGTCAATGTGATGTTGGCATCAGTGGAGATTGTCTGCGTACCAGCAACGGCAACGTCCACAATCTGCGAGATGGCGTTGTTAACTGTGTCGCCCCACTGCCCGGACAGTGTGCCCGTGGCTGGTAGCGTGAGGCCGATTAGTGCCGTATTTGCCATTTAATGCTCCTACTGTGTAGAAATTTGTGTCCAACCGGGCGATTCCGTTGTATCAACAGCACCCCAGCCCGGTGTTTGCGGATTGCTGATATTTTGCCAGTTTACGCCTTGTGTGTCATCAATAATTTCCCACAAATATCGTCCACCGTTTGTTTCCGTTATCGCCATCGTTTCCGTCCGGCTCACTTGGTAGTTTGCACCACCATCATTTATATCCGTTATTGCCGCAGATTCAGTTAAGAATTCTGTGTAATACGTTCCTACAGTCGTTCCTTCTGCAATAGCCATCGTTTCGTTGATGGTCATAATCAGCACAGCCACCTGTGCTTCTGCTATTGCAATTGACTCCGATATATCACCCAAGAATGTAGCAACCGCTGTTTCTACATCCGCAATACCAACTGAATCCGACACGCTCTCGTTATAACTTGTCTGCGCGGCCTCATCATCCGTTATAGCCTGACTCTCTGCCACGCTTTCGTTGTAACTTGTTATTGCCTCATTTGTATCAGCAATAGCCGCTGTCTCAGTTATAGCCCCAGCAAACACCGCAGTAGCAGACTGATCTTCAGCAATAGCGGCAGACTCATCCACCGCCACATTCATTGTCAGAGCTACAGTCTGAATATCTTGAATGCCTTCTGTACCACCCCACAGACCAGAACCCCAAGTATCCGCACCCCAAGCAGTCCCGTTCGTCAAAGACTCCGTAATACTTACATCAATCAACAATCCAGCCGCAGGTGAATCAGCGAGTAGGGCGGTTTCTGTAACGCTGACGGGGAAAGTCTCTCCACCGCCCCATGCGTTATCACCCCATGCGCCGTCACCCCAAGCTAACGCCATATCAAGTCAATGTTAATGTGTACGTTACCGCAATCGTGTCGCCGTTAACAACAGCCTTAGAACTAGAGAAATCACCAGCAGAGAACAAAGTGCCAGTGGTTGAATCTTTAGTAGCGCTACCACCGATGTTAATGAAGCAACCCGCCACTGTACCTGTGCTGGTCATAGAAAATGACACGGCAGAAGACGTAGCCTTGCTTGCTGCGGCGGCAGCAGAAAATGATGGCGTAGGACGGTTTCCAGAGTATGCGGGAGCGTTAGTGCCACCAACCTCTAACCAGCCGGGGTGAGAAGCTTGAGTGTCTGTAGCTGCTACAGTACCAGTACCTTTTAAACCCATCACAACTGCGCCAGCGGCTGAGTTGCCAAGAATGGTGTCCAAGGTCAAGTTCTGACCAACAGTCACAACCATGTTCTGGATTGGTTCTTCCCACTTAACTTGACCGTCAGCGCCATAGCAAACAGCGTAGTATTTACCATCCATAGACATGGTGTCTGCTGGCATTGTGTTGTATTTTGTGGTTGCGGCTACTTGATCTGTAGCGGTCAGTTTGTCCAAGCTCATGTGAGACTCCTTAATTAGAAGAACGGATCAATGCTGCTGTGGCTGTGTTAGCAGGCATTGTGATGGTGAAATTTGTAGAGGTCTTGTCAGAACCAAAGTCCAACACAGCTATGGATTTGTTACCTTGAGTTACGTTGTAGATCAAAGCACAACGAGCCGTAACCGATGCGTTAAACACCACGTCGGCAAAGTCCACATAAGCTGTATACCCAGAGGAGTTGATGGTTACGCCAGTCAAGGCCACCCCGCCTGCAACGTATCCAGTGCCCGTAACCTCGCCTGCCGTCGTGTAAACGGTGGTTGCCTCGTTTAAATCAGCACTGGCCGTGTACAGGGCTATCTTTAACGTATCCGTGGATAAGTTGTGGACGGCTGTGTATAGCTCTGTTTTAAAGCTGGTCGTCTGGGTTTGGAGAATACTCATGCTACAGGAACCCTAATCTGACCATCACGATAAGCGTCAGCACGTTGTTTGCCGTCACCCAAGTTCTTGAGGAGTGCAATAGCCTGAACGTACCGTTCTTGGTACAACTTATACATACCGTCTTCCGGTGCACTCTTCATGTATGTTCCTGCCTCGCACAGAGTGCCGTATAGCAACGCAGAGTCAAAGTTATCACCCAGCCATGTGGTCAGGGCAGTCACAATAGACTCTGGATAGTAATAGTAATGCAGTTCTGCGTAGTAGTTGGCATTTGGCGTAGGGCCAAGAATGAACGACAACTCATTCACGTTAGCTGACTGCGGGCCAAAGATGGCATAGTGCTTAGGCTCAGATGCTACTGCGCTCAATGGATACGCCTCACGGACGAAGTTCACATCCTTGTTCAGGAGGTACAGGTAGTCACCCTGAAAGACTACAGCGCCGTTTACCGTGCCGCTATTGGCTACAGTTAAGGTGACCGTAGTCCCGCTAATACTACGCACCAAAGCGTTAGTGCCAAGGTTTGATCCGGTGACCTGTTGACCAACGGCAATGCCTGTGGCACTGGCAACGACAATAGTCTTCTGACCTGCCGTGCCGGTGGCTGTGGTGGCGTTGTACGGGTATATGGCAAGGCTGTATACCGACAGGAAGTCTTCTGGACAGGCCAAGTACTTATTGCCGTTAGACAATACACCCGTAACGTTCTTACGCAAGTTGGCAATCTGCACCGTGTTATAGATGCGTTGCTCCGCCTGCTTGATCATTGTATTGATCGTAGTCGTTTCAAACGTGTTCTGCGTGTAGTCAACTACCGCAGCCACGAGTTGGGCGTATGTCAGTGCCATAGTTTATGCCATCGGGCCACGGGCCATCAAACCTTTAGTCGCTGCACCAGTACCACGTACCTTGATACCAGATGTCTTAGCTTCTGGCTGTGCACGACGATACACGTTACCTACAGCCATATTGACTGTTCCGGCATCGCTGTGATCTGGGCCACTGCCGGGATTGGTAGAAGCTTTCACTTCTTTGCCAGACATGGTGTGCGGCTTGGCATAGACTTTGGCATCGCCAACTTCTTTGCCCATCATCTTTTTGCTGAATGTAGCCATGATTAGCCTCGTTTCTGTGCGGCAATCTTTGCCAAGTTACGACCCATAGACAGCATATCGGCATTGGTTTTACCCTTACCTTTACCCTTACCGCCCATGATTTCCTTTTGGTTTGGGCCGCTATTGCCCAAGTTCCTGCCTTCGGTTTTGCCTTTTTTAGCAATGCCGTCTGCTGATCGTGTGTAAGCCATGTTTAAACTCCTTAAGATATTGTTACTGTACCAACAAATGTCGTTGCCACCAAGTAGTTTGGTGTCAATCCTGCATCATTTAAACTGGCTCCACCGACAGGCTGCCAGCCCCACTGAATGTCTCTAGAACCGCCAGACAAGTTACCGTTAAAGTTAACACCTGAGGTGACATACGTCGTATCCCTACGCGGGTTGCGTAGAGCTTGCGGATCATCCACTGGGAATGTTCCTAGCATTAACTGCGGTTGGTCTGGATCCCAGCATTCTGGGCACACCAACAACTGATACTGACGTTGCTTAATGACTTCAGTCTTAAGCTTCTTTAACTGGTATTGCTGGCCGCACCGATCACACTCAGCAATCGCTATCTTGCCGGATGCAAACCTGTTACTCATTACATACTCCCGCCAATGAACTGCTGACGGGGCACAAACCGAATTGCGGCTTTCTCCCTGTCTTCACCGGCTGCTAGATCAAACTGCTCGTTGTATGCAGCTTTGAGCATCTCAAGGCGAGGCATCAACTCAGGCACTTTCATAGCAATGTGGTACGCCAGACCAGCCACTACACATGGCAGGAAGCGGAAGTTCATGTCTGCTGTTTCTACACCAGCGCCAGCGTCCTGAACCCGGCGCAGTCTCCAGTAAACAAACTGGTAAGACGTGCTGTTATCCGGCGTAGGCCAGACAGTAACCGCAGGAAGCTGAGGCACAAACACCGCAGTTCCATCTGCTTGTGAGGCTGCCGTTGTATTGTTCTGTCCACGGAATACACCACCAAGGGTATTCCCTGAGATATAGGTGTAGTAGATGTCTTCACTGTTTAAACGGATAAAGCCTGATCCAGCTAACCCAACCACCGTGTTAAGCGTGAGCGTGGTATCCGTGGAGGAGATGGCTCCAACCAAGATTGCATCTGTTGGGTTAACTTGTCCAGAAAGCCGCTGAACCCACACTTGGATTGGACGTGCTTGCTGTAGTTTGTTCGGTATGGTCGCATAAGTAGAAACACTAATACGGGTGATTGTGAGGTCAGCCTGCGTGGAGGATGAGTTCTGGCCTGTACGGATCACTTGCTCTAACAGATCAATTGTGTCTGTAGGCAGGGCGTATGTAGCCAGACCGGGAGTCAGGTTGATAAAGCCCTGCTCCATCGTCCACATATTGATGCCACGGTTCTGCCATTCAATGGTCATCAGGTTCATTGACCTGCGTGCTGTACGCAAGTCATAGCCTGAACGCATCTCCCTGCCCGCACGCTCCCATGCTTCCTCGGCAATTTCCGTGAAGTCAAGATTAAAGAGGGTGGAGCCGGTAGTTGTCATTTTTTAGCAGTCTTTGCAGAGTCAATAAAAGCCTGAGCAGTGGGAGCACCCTTCTGTCCGGGCTTACGCATCTTTTCTTTAGACCCAGCGGCTATGCGCTGCTTCTTTGCGTGGATGTTGGCATAAAGGCCAACAGGCCCACCGTCAGCATACTGCATAAAGTCAGTGTTATCCTTACGTGCTTTCCTAGCACCCTT